ATTTAATCATTGCTTGTTTATTTTCTTCTGACAGGTTTTTCCATTCAGACGTTTTATCATCATTTCCTTCAGAAGTATTATCACGACCAATAAATGTTCTTGATTTTAAAGGAAATGGTTTTGTTAAATCAATGGTATTATCTGAGTCAGGTGTAGCTTTTCCATATATTTCTTTATACATAACATACATACTGTTTAACTCTGAGGTTACTTGGTCATAAAATTGCACTAACTCCTGATATATAATTTCAGGCTCAGTACCTTGTTCTATTGATGCACGGGAGTTTTTCAATAAATCCAATTCAATATTACTAACATTACCTAAAGCACCGCCAGTTGGACTGTTTTTCCTCATTGTTTGTAAAGCACCAAAAGCAGAAGAAGCGTAAATAGTTTTTATATATTGTTTTAATCTAAATGCTGGTTTGCCTGGAATTTGAGCTAATATTTTACCTGTAAATCCAGCAACAAATTTTTTGTCATTTAATACATCTAAAGCATTACTAATAGCTCTAGTAACTACAAGCATTTGTTGAGAATGTGCTTTTAAACCACTTTTTACTTTTGATTTGTCTATTTTTTGTTGTGTAATTTCTCTAGCGGATACCTTTGCCTCTTCAACGGAACCTGCTTCTTGTGTAGGATAAGTTGCGTCTTTTTGTACTCGGTAAATTTCTTGTCCAGTTCTTGTATCATAAGCAATTAAATTTGTACCATCATCAAGAATACTAGCACCACGTTGTATCATATTGCGAAAAGTGTCTATTTCTTTTTGGGGCGCACCCTTTTCTATTAATTTCTGTAAAAAAGTATAATTATCTATTGCAGATGTTTGTTTTCCAGCCCTTCCTGCTATAGTAGCCTCTGTAGCATCCCTATCAGCGACACCTTTTAATGCACCAGCTAAACCTCTTAAATTAGGATTCATTGTGTTTCCTAAAGCTCCAGCTAATGCTGAAGTTGCAATCGGAGTTGCTAAAGCTCCAAGCAAACTTTGCCCTTGTGGACCTTTTGCCATATCCATACCTTTTTGCAACAAAGACATTTGTTTGTTACCTGCTTGGTCTACAGGCAACAGTGAAGATGGTCTAAAAGCACTTCTTCTTGCAAACCCACCTGGATTAGCAAATTGATTAGCAGGTGTTGTTAAAGGGGCAGGAGGCATACGCAATCTTCTATAAAATGATTGTACCATTAGAATAACCCTCCTAAACCACCAGCAAGTCCACCTAAGACTGGTGCAATAGATGAACCTGGGAATAACCGTTGTCCAAGATTAGCTCCACCAAGACCACCAAAGATTAAATCACTTACTGGTGTTTTGGGTACTTCTTGCCGTGTTTGTCCAAATGTTCCGCCCTTAATAGCAGTTAAATAATCTGCAAGTTTTTGTGATGGTATTTGTTGTTGGAACTCAAACCTTCGTATTTGATCTTGAAGCTCTGCAGCTTGTTGTGCTTCTCTTGCTGCACCAACTTGACCAAGTCTTGATAAATCTGCAAAGTCTAAATCAGCCATACCAGGTGCTTGTGTTGCTGCTTGCTGTTGTCTTGCTCTTTCTGCTCCGTATTGATTGAAAGCAATGTTACCTGCAAGGTCTGCTAAGTTACGAGATAAAATATCTGTTTCTGCACCTGAACCTAATCGACCAGCTCTGCTCATTTGACTTAATACTCTATCTTCTACAGCACGGGCTGCAGGGTCAAAAACCGCATTAAAAAAAGGATTAGGACCAAGAAAGTCTCCAGATAAAACTGAACTTGTATAATCTTGTGCTTGTTGATTTAAAGGTGAACCAGCTAATGCTCTTTCTCTTTGTGCTGATAAAGCTAACTGTGTTTCAGGAGATTGTGAAATAACAGTTGAAGTAGGAAAAAACTCTGTGGGTGTTTCAAATACATTTAATGCTTCATCTAAACCACGTCTAAAAAATGGTTCTGCAAACTCTGGCACATTAGTATTAGTGCTTACTGTACGTGTTCCGCCTTTACTCATCTTTAATCTCCTTAGACAATAAAACTGCCTTGTGTTGATAATCTTTTAATTTTTTTATCCATCCTTTACGGCCTATAATTTCTACTTTTTTACAGCCGTAATGTTCTTTACCCCATTTTGCAATAAATGGTTCAGNTTCTAGTAATTCATCCATGTCTCCAGCAGCTAACCATAATCGCACACTACGACCAGCAGGATAAGATACTATCTCTGTTACGATAACACTATTAGGCAATGGCCATAGTTGTGCTCGTTTTTTTTCAATCGCACTCCATACATCTTCTGGTGTATGTGAATTGTCTGCGTATTCCAAAGCATCTTGTATAAGATGTCTTCTTTTTTTAAACTCATCCAATAATTGCATATTTATATGTTCTATCCGTTTGTCCATTGTTTGCGTGTGTTAATGTAAATGTTTGTTTTGCTCTTGCACTTACATAGATTGTACCAGCTCCTACTTCTGCACTTGCATTAGCAGTTGTTGGCATTAACACTACTACACTTTCTGGTCCAGCCCTTAAATCGGCTACAGCCGTACTTGTTGCACTNGCTGTCAAGGTAACAGATCCTTTATTATTTGTATTACCATCTAAAATATTATTGACAACTTCAGAAATGTCTCTGTTGCTTGCATCTTTAGACAGTCTTCTAAAGTTAAAATCGGTCATCTTAATCCACGTTCTTGAATTGTAATATCAAACCCTTGTGCTATATCAAAGTCTGAAATAGTAAATTTTAATTTATGAAATCTACCGTTTGATCTAACAGGTATAAAATTATCANTTGTTAAAGAAGACGCTGCAGAATATTCCGCAGAATCTATATTTCTATTTCTTGATTGTATAGCAGCCGTTACTGTAGGTGTTGTTCCTACATTAAAAAAATCTACATATGGTTGTACTTGTGTTACTAGAGAACTTTTACCAGGCGATACTTCAAACTCTTGTGTTTCTATTGACGCACTTAAACGAGATCCGTTAAACAATCCAATTTTTTTTGATTGCCCTGCAGCTAACAAGTATTCTCCACCTACAAACAATGAATCATCTAATGATCCTGGTAGGTCCTCAATAGAACTAGATATGTTAGCTAATTGTTCTAATGTGTAACCTGGTGATATAATTGTTCCCAACCGTTCTGTTTCAAGATCAGCAAAAGACCATTTATCTAAAACATAATTATAAAATAATAATCTATCAGGTGTTCCGTCTTGTGATTGACCTGTTGGATAACTCCATACAATAACTTGGTTTGATGGATCTGCTTGTGCAGAAATTCTGTATGATGCGTTACGAGCAAAATTATTAAAGAAAAAATTATTTACTCTTTCATTGCCTATTGGTGTTGATCTATTACCATCAAAAACATAAAATCCATCTTGTGAAAGATAATATGATACTGGACCTACGTTAGCAATAGAACCAGAATAAGGACACCCTCTTGATGTTTCCACTTTATCAAACTGAAAAATTAATGGAGAACCAACATAAGACATTCTAACTATGCCACGTTCTAAAAATACAGTACCTATTTCTCCACCAACAATACCTGTAATATTTCCTAAATCTGATATATCTTGAATATCACTTTGGCTAGTACCTATTGTCCAACCAGTAGGATCATCAAGAGCCGACCAATATAACCGTCTTGGATGTACGGTACTTGAATATTTTACATTGGCTGCAACCACTTGATCTTTTACAACCGCTAGATATTCTGCAGCAGGTGTTCCTGATAAATCTGCAAATAAACTTGATGTTCCTATAACATAGCTTTGTAATATATCATCGTGTCCATGTGATGCTATCACCCTATCACCAAACTGGACAAAGTTCCAAACATCCTCTGAGCCTAAAGTGTAGTTTCCTGATTTAGAAACATTATCTAAACCTGAATCACTTGCATCAAATTTGTAAAGTTTAGTACCATCACCTGCAAAAAAGTTTATAGAATCATCACTTCCTTTAGCTGTTCCTATTCCCCTAATCCAACCATCGGCAGCCGTGGTTAAAGCACCAAAATTACGAAAGGCTTTGTACCCTGTTGCAGCAGGTATACAATTTTTTGCAACCGTTACACCTGGATTATTAAAATCAGGTTGGTCTGGAGTCCACGGGCCAAACGGAATCATACTACCACCAATGCTTGTTGCACTAACACCCCTGAACCATATTTAGCTCCTTCTTCNGATGTATTAATTTTTTCTATAATTTGTGTTGCAAGTGCATCATAAAATTGACTTCGTGCCTCATCCAACAAATAACGGTAAGCTGCTGCTAAACACCCATATAGGTAAGCATCGGGATACCGTGTTAAAACAGTATTAGTAGTTGTGGAATCTGATAAAGAATCCATACCTGTACCCATTGTAATTGTTACGGTATACGTTGTATCTGGTATAGGTCTTAAAATAAGTTGTTCGCCAATAATAGAAAAATGTGTTGGTCTACCTTGACCTGTACCAAAATTAGAAAATAAGTCTTGGGGTGTATTAGCCGTTAAGACAGATGGCGTTCCTGTGGTTATTCTGACTAAACGTACTCTTCTTAAATCTGTAGGCAAACTTACAAACTCATCACCTGTAGACACGTTAGTTGAAGATTCTTGGCTACGAGTTTTTAGCTCACGGCCTAATCGTGCCTCTGCTAAATCTATGAAGTCATCCATTTGATCTGTAAGGTCTGTCCTTGCTAAATTATCAGCTAGAGCAGTTTTCAAATCAGAATACGTTGATAATGCCATTACACTTTACCGCCTGTTGTCCTAAATGCTTTATGGTCTGGGTCATTCAACCATCTCATCCATGCTTTTTTGTTATGTTTTACTGGCCCAAATTTTTCTAATAAATGATAATATATTGCTGTTGGAATATTTGCGATTGGCTGAATATGTTTTTGTGTGTTGCCAATCATACTACCTGGCCTCCAATTATTATTTTCTTCTCTGTTGTGCTTTAAAAGATTTGATGTATCTGTTTCAGTTACAATACTTAAACCATCTGAATCAGAAGTTAAATAAGTTTTCTTTTTTTCAATAGGATTTGAACTTAATAATTTTTTAGACATATAAACCTCTAAATAAAGAAAGGGGCCGAAGCCCCTCTCAATGTTGTCTTCTATGCACCGCTAAGGTCTAAAACCCCACCGTGTGCTTTTGGTGCAGTTGGAACGTAAGTTGCTTCTGATACGATAGCAAATTTTTGACCATCACCTGTAGCAGCAACTTCAGTTGAACTGAAAAGTCTACCAGGTAAATGCCCTATTGCATAATAATCTGTATCAAGTAACCAAACGTGTTCATCACCAATAAATCTATCAATGACAACATTTAACTCTCCAAAGTCAGTCAAGTACATACTGACTGATCCTACAATCGCAATCTCTTTTGGTGCGGAGTATTGCAACTGTGCATCTGCAACAGAACCAGAACTCAAATTACTAAAAGCAGCTTTGTTGTTCGGATGCATAATCATAATGTCTGGTTGTCCACCGTCATTATAAGCGGCAAGCATAGCTGCATCTATTTTTGCAAGCGAGAGAGCTGCGTTGGTTCCTGCTCCGTCAGTAACGTCTGTTCCGTCTCCAGTAGCAGTTGTTGATGGAGAAACTTTATCAACATTAGTCATGTAAGCAGCAATGGAACCCATCTTGCGTGGGTCAGAGCTACTCTTAGCCTGACTCATAACAATAGTTTTTTCCATGTCTCTTCTCTGCTCAAGACCTTTGATAAGTTTTACGTAAGCAACTTCTCGATCTCTTCCAGCTTTGTCAACAACGTCTAAAGTGTTACTGACTGATGCAGCTTGTACGAAGATTTGATGTACGTTACCAAGTCTTGTAGTAGCTGTTGGGTTTGTGAAAGAAAAGTCAGCACCTTCAGTATTGAAGTTACTTGCACTAGCAGCAGCTAACTCTTGAACTTGCCATTCGTGAGTTACGCCTTTAGTAACAATTTTTCTTGCATTACTGAATACTGGGGTTTCGTCAGGATCGACTCTTGTAATCACATCGGATAGATCCTCACGTTCTCCGATTGCGTTTGTTGTTAGATAGTTGGCCACAATGCCCTCCTATGTTATCTGTTAAGTAAAATATTAATAGCGTCATCTTTCGATCCGCTTTTGGTAAGCCTCTGATAAGCCTTTTTACGTGCATCAGAATTGTGGTCTGCTTTTGTTTTAGGTGATCCGCCTTTTTTGACAAGTTTTGGTGCTTTCTTAACAATCTTTTTTGCTTTCGGCACTTTTTCATTTTTAAGTTGGTCAT